CACTGCAACTTCTTCATCTGCGATTCGTGGTAAGTCTGTATCATATCTCTATATTGACGAAACTGCTTTCGTAGAGAATTGGGACTCATTCTTTGCTTCAGTCTTTCCAACAATCTCTTCTGGTGAGACAACAAAGATTCTACTAACCTCTACACCAAACGGTCTCAATCATTTCTACAAGACTTTTCAAGGGGCAAAAGAAGAGCGTAATGGATATGCTTTTGTAGAAGTTCCTTGGTATAAAGTGCCGGGTCGAGGTGAGAAATGGAAGAAAGAAACCCTTGCTTCTATGGACTTTGATTCACAGAAGTTTGCACAGGAATTTGAATGTGAGTTTCTTGGTAGTTCTGGTACGCTTATTGACGGGTCTAAACTCAAGCAGCTATTTCACAGAACGCCAGTTCAAGATCAAGCTGGCATCAAAGTATACCAACAACCCGAAAAAGATAGAATGTATGCTTGTGTAGTTGATGTGTCAAGAGGTAAAGGTTTAGATTATTCAGCTTTTCAAATCATCGATATTACAGCAATGCCATATCAACAGGCATGTGTATATAAAGATAGTTTCGTCACTCCCATTGAATATACAGATGTTATACATAGAATGACAACATATTATAATAATGCACATACTCTAGTTGAGATAAACGATATTGGTGGACAAGTGTCTGATTTATTATATTATGAATACGAAATTGAAAATTTGATATCAACTGAATCTGCTGGTAGGTCTGGTAAGAGAATATCAAGTGGGTTTAGTGGTAAGAACATCGATAAAGGCATTCGAACAACAAAGTCGGTGAAGGCTACTGGATGCTCTATTCTAAAGATGATGATAGAGCAAGACCAAATCATTATTAACGACTTTGACACTATCAATGAACTTTCAAAGTTTTCTAGGAAAGGTAATAGCTACGAAGCAGAATCTGGGAGCCATGACGATTTAGTTATGTGTTTGGTTCTGTTTGCTTGGTTATCATCACAACAATATTTTAGTCAGATTACTGATATTAATACTCTTACAAAATTAAGGCAACGAAGTGAAGAACAAATGATGCAAGACCTTTTGCCTTTCGGTTTCTATGATTCTGGTAACGACGACGCAGCACAGGACATTGTTCATGTTGATCGTGGGAATGGAGCATGGTTATCGTCTCAGTAAAATATCGTTTTTTATAAATAATAGAAATATTCAATAACGATAAATCTCTATCACAAGGAGAAATGAACTATGCCATTTCAAGTAAGCCCAGGTGTTAATGTGTCGGAGATTGATCTCTCGACCGTAGTTCCTGCCGTATCAACAACAGAAGGTGTCATTGTCGGCACTTTTACACAAGGTCAAGTAGAGCAAACAACTCTTATCACTTCTGAGGAAGATTTAGTTGCTCGCTTCGGTAAGCCAAACTCAAACAACTATGAAACATTCTTAACTGCCTCTAACTTTCTATCATATGGTAACAAACTATACGTTACTCGTGTCACAGCCGCAGATGCTGTAACTGCTTCTGCTTCTGGTAACACGACAATCCTCATCGAAACACGCACAGAATCAGAAGCACTTTCTGGTCAAGGCGAGTTCGTCGCTCAATCAGCAGGCACATGGGGTAACAATTTAGAAATCTCAGTATGTTATGATGGTGCTGATTTTTCCGAAGCTATTACGCTTGCAACAGGTATCGCTACAGGCGCTACTACAATTGGATGCGCTAATACGCAGTTAAATACCGCTGTTGGTGGTTCGAACGGCACTACAAATCTAGCTGCCGGTGACGTTCTTCGTGTTGGTAACTCCTCTATTGGATTTCAAGATTTAACCGTTGTATCAACAGCACTTGATGAGGCTGATGCTGGTGTTATCACTTTTGCTCCAGCATATCGTCTATCAGACACTTCGCCTACAGCAGCAATTCGTAAGTGGGCACACTATCTAAACGTGGATGGCGCACCTTCTGGCTCTAATGCTCATATCGTCGTTGTTGACGAAGATGGTGGTATCACTGGTACAGCAAACACAATCCTCGAAGTCTACGCTGATGTTAGTAGAACAGACGGCACCTTAGATGATCAAGGTAATTCTATTTTCTACAAAGATGTAATCAACGAGCGTTCAAACTACATTTGGACAACTGCCGCTTCACTTGCTGATGGTGCCAACTATACATCATTCTCAAATGGTTCCGAAGGCACGAACGGCACAGAATCAACGATTGCTCTATCAAGACTTGCTAGAGGTATCGACCTCTATCAAAATGCAGAAGAGATTGACATCTCTCTTGTTCTTGCTGGTAAAGCAAACACAGTTATCGCTAACTATCTTATCGATAATATCGCTGAAGTTCGTAAAGATTGCGTTGTATTCATCTCACCAGAACGTGGTGATGTTGTTGAGCAAGCACTCGGTGCTGAACTTGATCAGGTTTTAGCATTTGAAGCCGCTCTAACTCAATCATCATACGCTGTTGTTGACTCTGGTTACAAATATCAGTATGACAAATATAATGATAAGTTCCGCTATGTTCCTCTCAATGGTGACATTGCTGGTCTTTGCGTTCGCACAGATGACACTCGTGACCCATGGTATTCACCTGCTGGTTACAACCGTGGCATCATCAAGAACGTTGTCAAACTAGCATACAATCCTAAAAAAGGCGAACGTGATCAACTCTATAAAGCTGGCGTAAATCCAGTGATTACACAAGCTGGTCAAGGTACACTTCTCTTTGGTGACAAGACACTACTTGCTAAACCAAGCGCATTTGACCGCATCAACGTTCGTCGTCTCTTTATCGTTCTTGAAAAAGCAATTGCTACTGCTGCTAAGTATTCACTCTTTGAATTCAATGATGAGTTTACACGGGCACAGTTCCGCAATCTAGTTGAGCCATTCCTTCGTGACGTACAGGGTCGTCGTGGTATCTATGACTTCCGAGTTGTTTGTGATACGTCAAACAATACAGGTGAAGTTATTGATCGCAACGAGTTTATTGGTGACATTTATATTAAGCCTGCTAAGTCAATTAACTTCATTCAGTTAAACTTTGTTGCAGTTAGAACTGGCGTAGAGTTTGAAGAAATTGTAGGTAAGTTCTAATAAAAACGATAAATAGTATTAAACAAAGGAGTTAATATAAATGGCTTTCAACATTCAAGAGATTAGAAGCCAATTAGTGCTAGGGGGAGCGAGAGCATCGCTCTTCCAAGTACAAATTTCTAATCCGGCAAACGGCGCAGGTGACATTAAAGTTCCATTCATGGTCAAAGCAGCACAGATACCAGCATCTACAACAGGTGTGATTGAAGTGCCATATTTTGGTCGCAAGATTAAAGTTGCTGGCGACAGAACATTTGCTGAATGGACAGTTACTATCATCAACGATGAAGACTTTCTCATTCGTAACGCAATGGAACAGTGGTCAAACTCAATCAACTCTCACGCTGGTAACATCCGTGAGTTTGGTTCTGCTTCACCTCTACTATATAAGTCTAATGCTCAGATTACGCAGTTCTCAAAGACTGGTGTTCCTATTCGTGAGTATACTTTCAATGGTATGTTCCCAACTGAAGTTTCTGCTATTGAAATGGCTTGGGAAACAACGGATGCGATTGAAGAATTTACAGTTACGTTCCAATACGACTTCTGGGAAGTATCTGGTGGCGTAACAGGCAACTCAACCGCCTAATATAAATAGATTCATATGGGGGCTGGTACATCCAGTCCCCTCCAATCTATAGAGGTATAATATCAGTATGGCAAGAAATCTATTCGGCTTTGAAATTAAGAGAAAAAAAGAAAATGCAGAAAGCATTGTATCGTTCGCTCCTCCGGTGGATGACGACGGCGCTACAGTTGTAACTGCTGGTGGTGCATATGGCACATATGTCGATCTAGAAGGTTCTGCAAAGAATGAAGCAGAGCTTGTCACAAAATATCGCAATCTGGTACAACAGCCCGAAGTGCAAAGAGCAGTTGAAGATATTGTAAATGAAGCAATTGTGGTGACTGATGATAGAAAAGTTGTTGAGTGCGTTACTGATGACGTAGATCAACC